GACCTAACGTGCCTACCCGGCTTTCTGCGGGGCAGGCGTCGCATGTCGCAAGACATACTCGGAAAAAGTATATAAATACACCCTTTCCGCGTTCCCTTTCGGTATATACCGAACCCACTTACGTACGTATTTATGCGTAAGTAGCTGTACCGTACTACTGCTTAGATTTTCCTTAGATTTCTCCATCTTGCCATCCATTCGCAGAGCGAACAGGTGCCAAAGGAAGAGGGTTCTACTATCAGCAAGCTGATAGGTAGGACTTTTGGTTACGTACCCGCGAAAAACGGGTATATATTGGCCAAAGGTCTTAGAGGAATGTCTAATAAGTTTTTGCGCATATGCCAAGTGCCCACTGATGTGGACATTCGACATAGTATCATCGGTTTCAGGGCCTAATGGAAGATCATGATCCTTAATTAAAAGGACACACAACTCCCAAATAGAGCCCGAGACCGGCGATATAGACTGTAACCCGTTTATTACGTGACAAAGCCCAGGTTTTGACCTGAGTTCATCTCGTAGATAAAACGGAGTTATAATCATTCCATTAAAACAGTCGTATCCGCAAGATTCACGGAATGGACCCTCTGAAAAAGTTTTCTCAGAGTTAATGGAAAAGCCTAAAAACTTCAGTAAGGTCCTCAACTGGGGGAAAAGCTCCGTCTCAATGATGATGTCATCACCATAAACGGAAAATTCCCTCGAGCCAACGGCCTTACAGGCAGCAGCAAAAACAAGAGTCTCTAATGCAAACGTTAATCCATTACCCATCGACGAAAACTTGGCGTAAGCCACTTTCTCGCCAGACGGGAGGATCCCTAAAGGGCTTCTAAGCCTAAACAACAGATCACACCAGCTCTTAGGAAAGAGCCAATGGACTGCGTTTAGGCAAAGAGTATCAGATGCAGCCTTAAGATCAACGGTGGCCAAATGACCGGTTATCGAAGACTTAAGAGCAAGATCTCTGTTTCTGGATTGGTCTGACAGGTTAACGCCCCACTTTTTTAGTTTGGCTTTAATGAAGCTATCTCCGGCGAGCTGAAAAGGCACAGTGCCTTCCGGTTCGCAAGCGATAGTCCTATCAGTTTTCCAATTTTTCGGTACTGTAGTGATCCTATTAAACGGGGTCACAAACGGTTGTATAGATCGGTAGCCAAAGTACTCGGCCGCGGACAATACGAACGCTTGAGATCCAGGTGTTACGCAAACTCTCCTCCTCAATTTAAGAGGGGGGGCACTTACGCGACGCCCATGTTTAACGGAAGCTCCACCTGTTATTCGCATGGCAGCAGGAATGCTGTCAAGGAACTCTTTAGGGTCTCCGAGCAACTTCGCAATGGAAGATTCCATGCGTGACAATTGCTTACTAAGATCGGGATCTAAACGATCGCGCTTAGTAAAGTAATAATCGAGTCGCTTGTTGCTAATACGACAAACGGTTTCCCCAGAAGCAAAAGCTTCGAGGGCGGCCGCAGTCGCATCAGCTTCAACAGTAAAGGCAGCATTTTTACAAAAGAATGCCCTTATCTGTCGAAGAACCCTAAATGTGTGAACCGAATGCAAAGTAGGTTCATACAGGTCGTCCACCTTTGATAACCAAGCGTGATCTTGAGCACGGATGTGCCCAATAATCGCGTCCAGCATGTCTTTGGTGAACAGGAGCTTATTATCGGAAACATATCTCCGACATATGTCGTAAGTATATGATTTAGGTAACATAATGTCATCCTTACTTGAAATTACAAAGAGGGCCCATTTCGAGGCCCATGTATTTCAGCGTTTACCTTCACATCATAGTGGGATTCAACTAAGAACCCCATGACCGATACGAGGAACGCCAAAACTAATGCTACAATCGTTGGCTTCTTCCGCTTTTGGCGGAGAAAGTTCACGAGTTATACCAAGAAGTTTTGAGTAGGAATGGAAAATCCAAATTCGTCGCCCGCCATAATATCGCGGAAAACGGCTAATGCGGCGTCAACATCGGTAGTGATACCGTTAATTGGCGTTCGCACTATAACTTGGAATGATACCTTTTCCGGTAAATATGCACCCAGAGAATCTTCGGTTCCGCAAATCACGGAAACTGAAGTCTCAGCTACTTTACCATTTACACCAGGAACCTTTCGCTTCTGAATAACAAGCTTGGGTTTGACCACAGAGTGGCCAGTAAAGGTGTAAGTACGTGAATCCCCGTTATCGGAGAACTCAGTGAGAGCTGTCGTTTGAGCAGCCATAGGTTTAACTCCTGTTATTTCCTACCAATAGAGAGAGCCAGCAGGTCCAAGACCTTAAAGCTATCAATGTTGATAAGAATTGACGGGTGATAAGACACTGTGGTTGGAAAGCGACTTCGATAGACGTATTCTCCCTTGATACCAGAGGTATCATAGAGGACAACCTCATAACCTGGGACGCTAGTTCCGATGCTGTAGCTGGACACGGTCGCTTTGACCTGATATCCATAACTCGCAGTATAAGAATCAACGTTTGCCAGAAAGTTTTGAGTCTGGAGTGTAGCACCTACATCTATGAGCCAATCCGCAATAAAGCTGAAGGGGATAAGTTCCCAAGCAGTTTGAAGAGGACGGGCAGAGATTGCATCGAGGTCGATATCGGCCACAATGCTAGCTCTCATGGATACTTCTACCTTAGTGACTTTACGAATATCGTATTGTCCTTCGGTACCAGTTCCAGCATAGAGAACGACTTCGTTATCAGCGTAATGACGGGTATGACCCGCGTTTTCGCTAAAGCGAGATCGTTGCTTGGATTGCAGAGATTCAATGGCTTCGATCATATCGAGTATGTCATAGCGTAATGTACGCCATCCATACCGACCTTCGAGCCAAAGGGACGCGACGTCTTCAACAGACGTTTTATCCTTAAGTTTTCGCAAGTTCTTCAGAATGTTTTGAAACATCTTTCGAACAGAAGCGAATTCTGCAATAAAAGTTAGGATATCCCAACCATTACTGTTAATTTTACTCGCTGCACGTTGGAGATAAGGCTGGAAATCCAGCTCATCGCCATAAGCGGCAAGATCATTTGCAGTAAGACGAAATGGAGCATCAGGTAAGGGCCACATCGGATAACACGTGTCTAACGCGCCGTCCGAGAGCCGTTTATTAATGCTCTGAAAGTCCATTCTCAGAGAGGCATCAAATGCCTCATACTGAGTCTGTGGTATAAGAACTCCAGTACGTCTTAGATCATGATATTTGGGCGTATTAAAGCCTTTCTTCCATTTTTCGGTATATGACCGGAGAGTGGAATAGGTATTAATCGACCCGAAATGGTTATTGGAAACGTTAACAAAAGTGTTAACCGCTCCCGTTCCCTTATCGTTTGCTATCATGATCGCTTTCCTCACTAAAATACCAACTCGCCCGCGCAAGCCGGTGTGTCTGGAGCCTATAACGGACAGGTCATTGCGAC